TTAAGTGGAGGTAATAATTCTGCTCGATGGACTGCACCAGGTAAAGAAAAGAAGTTAAACTTTGTTCAACTATCAGGATACACACAAGAAGATTACCCAACCGCTGATGAGTTAGATATATCAGGAGAAGATTTTGGTTATGTATCCACTTCATCAACTGCAAAATATCATAATAAAAGAAAGGCAAAAAGAAGTGAAACAGGTGAACTTATTTTTGAAAAAAACTTAAAAGAAAATATAAAAATACCTGTAAAGGTTGGTGATACAATACTAACGGGTAGATTTAAAAATAAAAAAACAATTATTAAAAACATTGGTAAAGATGAACATGGAATGCCCACTATCAATGGTAGAAAGGTAGTAAACTTTAGAATTGTAAAGGAAGGTGTACAATTTCAGTTGAATGAAATCCCAATGGCGGATTTAAAAAAGATTGACCAATATGCAGACAAACAATTAAATCCAGTTGATGTAGTCCTAACCGATAAACATTTCTTTGATAGATTACAAGACCCAAGAAATAAAAAAGATATTTCACAAGCAGAGTTGATTGGATTTTTCAAACGATTGGGAAAAAACAAAAAGAAGTTTGTAGATTTTTTAAATCAATTTGGTCAAATTGTAGCAAAAGACAATAGAAGTAAAATCAACATTCCGTTTATGAAAAGGGCAAATAAAGCAATTGCTAAAACGGTAATGAGAAAAGATAATTTTATGACTTCATCACCTGAATATACATTTGAAGGAATTGATGAAACTGATTTTGGTAAAACTCCTTATGTAGTTGATTTAGAAGATTTGACGATAGATAATGATAATTTTAGAACTACAAAATGGACAGGTGATGATTTACAAATGACTCTTATGTCTATTGGAGATGAGATTGGATTAGAAAGACACGAAAACGGTGACCAATTTATACGAGTAGAAGAGGGTGAAGGAAAAGTGGTTATGGGATTGGAAAAAGACAATCTTGACTTTGAAAAAGAAATAAAAGATGATGTTGCAATCTTTATCCCTGAAGGTTATTGGCACAATATTATAAATACAGGTGATACTCCACTTAAAGTATATGCAATATACGCACCACCAGAACACCCAAAAGGTAAAGTAGATGAATTACATATGGGTTATCCATCAAAAGAAGATGTAGAAAAACTTGAAAAAAGGTTAAAATCTTTAAGAAACCAATTTGATAAAGAAAAGAAAGATTTAAATTTTGATAAATCTTATGCAGTTCAAGAAGGACAAATAGATGCAGGTGAACCCGAAACTGGTTATATACCAGATGGTAAAAAAAGAAAATTAGGTAAGAGATCAGGTAGACCCGAACCTTGGTTTGACCAATTAGGATACACACAAGTTGATTATCCAAAAGCAGATCGTATGAGAGGTAGGGGTAAAGGAAAAGATACTGAAAGTAGTTTTAGAAAAGTGTATTATAAAACAAAAAATGTTAAAGTAAGTAAACTAAAACAAGCTTTAAAACCAGTTGGTTCTAACGAATGGCCTGAAGTGATAAAAGAAGCAA